CCTGCCGGTACTGGTCGCCGACCAGTACCGAACCCTCGGGGAGCTGCAGCGAGGAGACCAGCGCCATCAGGTCCTCGCCCTGGCTGAACTCGCCGTCGATCACGGTGTGCAGGTACAGGCAGGCGTTGTCGTGCTGCTCGCGGAAGAGCCGGAAGGCCTGCAGCGCCTCCTGGAAGCTCTTGCGCGACGGCCGCCCCTTGTTGGCCGCGACCATGCCGACGAGGAAGGCGTCCTCGGGAACCCCCGTCAGCTCGCGGCACTCGGCGCGATCGTGCGCGGTGAAGACGCCGGTGTCGACCG